TGTTCGTGGGCGTGGTCTGGCCGTCTTTCGTGATACAGGTCGAAAGGCCGGTGGCGATATCGGCGGTGAAGGCGTTAAAGACGGTCGCAGAGGCTACCGTATTGGCGACTACCGGCTGACCGGAGGAGTTGATGACAAAGGTGCCGGAACCGTTAAAACTCATGGGTTACTCCTGATCGGTTGCAAGGACAACGCCTTGCGTCTGCAGCAAACGGGCAACCGCTTCACGCTCCTGCGGCGTAAAAGCGCGGCGCATCTTGCGCTCAAAATTGCGGTATGCAACCTGCGGAGCCGTGCGCCCCATAATCACATCACGCGAGATTTCACCCGCAGCATTACGAAGATACGGCAGCGATGCGCCAAGCGTAGTTGCGCCAACAGCAGCCGCACCGGGAAGCCCGCCGCCAAGAACGGCAGCACCGCCCGCGCCTGCAATCGGAAGCAGCGAAGCCAACTGTCGCCCCGTCATAGGTTGACGGTTATCAAACACATCTTTTGCCGCACCGGAAATGTTCCGCATACGCCCGCCGCCTGCGGCATACCCCATGCGCGACGGGGTGGCGTTGCGAACTTCCTGAGAAAACTGCGAAGGCGTAAACCCTTCCGGCCTGTCGCCAGCGCGAAACAACGCGCCCTCAAACACCTTGAGGTTTCCATACTTGCCGTCAATGTCTTTTACCTGCCGCATCACATCGGTAGGCAACTGCGACTCCAATGCTTCCGTTACGCGCTTTTCGGCGTTTTCAAGCATGTCTGCAGCCTTAAACGGCGCGTTTTGATTTTTGCGAAGCGCCCTTGCCTCTGCGCGAATACGCGACCGCAACGCAAAAAGGTCATCGCTCTGCAACTGCCGCCCGCGAAGGGCGCTCCACTCGTTTGCCAAAAACGAATTGGCGTACTTACGCGAAGCATCGTCACCCGGCGACCCGGCAGGAACTTTTAAGGCGTCAGAAAGCGCCACATCTTTACCCTGCGTCCGCATAATGCGCGGCGAAACAGGGAACCCGCGCCCAACCTCATATGCCTGATCGTAAGCGTCTAGGAGGTCACGATACATAGCCTGCGGGTCTTGGCGAGGCTGAACGCGAACGCCCGGTGGCGCGGCTTCCTGCGCGATTAGCGCCTGCGTCTGCGTCCATCCGCGCTCACGCGCCGCCTTGATGCGAGGGCCGAGGCCGGGAACACCCATCATGGTTTCCTCAACCATCGCCCAAGTGCTATCAGGCTGCATTTGTCCCGGCGTCAACTCCACGCCTCGACCCGTCAGGTTACGCGCAGAGCGAGTCATATCGCGGCCTCGCGCAAGCGCACTTGCCATAGCCTGCGCGGACGGCAGCACACCGCCAACAGCGCCGCCGACAAAAGCGCCGGTCATACGATTGTCCGGCCCAGACGCTACAGCGCCTTGCACAGCGCCTTCCGTCATTCCCGACAACGCGCCACGCGAAGCCATGCCAAGCCGACCAGTAGCACCGGCAACGCCCATGCCAACCGGCAACAACGCGGCAGTTTCGCCAACAAACGCGCCCGCTTTGCCGGGGAGCGAGCCTTGCGTAATTGGCGCACCTTCCAACTGCATTTTGCGGACGCGATTTGGCTCGACCATGCCGAGCATTTCGCCAACATTGGCAGCGATGTTTCGCGCACCAAGTCCAAACCCGTAGCGGAATCGCTCCATCCCCGTAATCGGACGAAACCCGGTCTTGGGGTCATAGTGCATCGCATGGGGCTGCGTCTTTTCGCTTGGAGCCTGTGACACGCTATGCGTCATGGCGGTAGCCGCGCTTGACTGCTGCTCTTGGGCAAGCCTGCGCTTAAACGCTTCAACTTCCTCTGGCGTAAACTCCGACATTACTTTTTCCCCTGCGACCGCTTCCAACGCTCGTACCGTTCATCCGGCGTTTCAACAACAACACGGGTTGGGTCAAGACCATAACTCTCCGCAAGCCCGCGATACCGCTCTGCCGTTTGCTCGGTAGAATTGCGCTGATTGTTGTAGATGTTAGTCGCTTCGTTGCGGAACGACTGCCGCAGCGACGGGGCCATGCGCTGACCAGAAAGAATCCGATTGACCTCGCCCTGCACCCGTTCGCCAAACGAACCAGACGCCGCAGCCGTTGCAAATTCGCTTTCGCGCACAACGGAATTGGGGTCAAGCAGTTTGACATACTGGTACAGCAGAGACATATCGCCCGCGCCATTGTCTGCGGTAGACATAATTTTTTTGTACGCATCAGAAATCGTGCGAAACGGCGCAGTCTGCGTGGTGTATTCGTCGCGCAGCGTGTTTTCGTTGGAAAAGGTCTGCCCGCGAGTCAGTCCGGTATCAACGCGAATGCTCGGCCCTTGCGGAAGCCGGGTTTCTTTGTCAATGGCTCGATCATAATCAGCCCGCCTCGGGTCGCCTTCGGGCAGCGCATTACGCTCGGCAATCAACCGCCCAAGACCGGACATAGCCTCAACTTTCTGCCGCTCCGGTGCCTGCATCCCGGTTGCACGCTTGCCGCCACGCTTGCCGAACTGCACAAGACCTTCGGTAGTCTCAACGGGGGCGTAATACTCCTCAGCATCGGGGGGTTCCATCGTCCGCGCAAGCATCGCTGCCAACATCGGATTGCCCTTGACCGCAGCGGTTCCCGGCGAGGTCATGGCAACGCGCAGCGCGTCCTCGGGCGACTGCTGGTATTCGCTCGTAATGGCGACCTCTTGCAGCCCCGACGCATCAGCAGGGGCAAGACTGCGAACCGGAGCGCCACCCGCCAACCGACCGGCAATCTGCTCTCCCGTGCGCGTCACCTCTGCTGCCGCCTTCTCCTCGGCCTCGTCAGCCTTACGCGCTGCACGGGCAGACAAGAACGCCTGCAAGCCCTGCACAAGCGGTGCAGCGGCAGGGATAGGCGCGCCCCCCACATCCTGCGGGGTGTACGCTTGATTGGCGAGGGCTTCAGCCATCCGGCGACGGCGACGAGCCTCGACCATCTGCTGATCGTATGCGGTCGGCGCGTTGAACGCTTGAACCTGCTTGTAACGGTTATCTGCCATTCATGCCACCGTAAGGGTTGGGCTGCGTGGTCGGCGCAAGGCTGAAAAACTGCTTCTTCTGCCCGTTTGCCTGCGGCACCGAAGTCTGGTTCTGAAGCAACTGCGCGAGTTTTTGCGGCTTGGTCGGGTCGGCCTGCCCCGCGTACATCGTGTTCATCGGATTCATTTATCGACCTCCCGCCGCCGCACCCGCCGCACCCGCCAGACTGCCGTACAAACCCATTCGGGCGTTATACGCCGCCGTCTGATTAGCGTAGTTCTGTTGTGCGAAGTTACCCGCCGCCTGTTGTGCGCCGAAGATTGGAGCCGCCGCCACGTCCGCGCCCTGATAGGCTTGGAACTGCGGCATCTGCACCTGTGCGCCGCCCATGATCGCCGCAATCTCGTTAAGCGGCTGCGAGCGTAGCGCCAACTGCTCCTGCAACGCCGCTTGACGCTGCGCGTTCTGAAACGATGCCGCCGCCTGCGCCTGATTGAACCGCTGACCCTGCATCGCCGCACGAGCCTGCGCCTGCTGCAGCGCCGTCTGCTGGTTCTGCGCGAGGGCAGCGTTGTACAGACCGGCAATGTCCATATCCTGCCCGAACTGCTGACCGGCAGCGGTGTTGTACGCCCCCGCAGCGCCGATGCCCTGTTGGAAGTTCTGCGCGATGGCACGGTTAGCCGCGTCCTGCGCCGCCTGCTGCGTCTGGAACGAGGCCAACTGACCCTGCCGCCCGAACTCACCCGCCGCCATGCGCTGCTGGAAGTTCTGTTGCTGTGCCTGATTCGCCATCGCTTGTGCGGCCTGCGCCTGACCGAAGTTCTGCCCGATGGCCTGATTGCCCGCCGCCTGATTCTGCATCGCCGCTTGGAACGCCGCCAACTGCGCCTCGTTGCCAAACTGACCGGCCTGCGCCCGCTGCCCAAACGCTTGCCCCTGCGCTTGGTTCTCCGCAGCCTGACGCGCAAGGGCGTTCTGAAAGTTCTGTTGCGCCGCCGCGTTCTGCGCTGCGGTGGCCTGCTGGCCCGCGCCAAAGCCCGCCAGAGCCGCTTGATTGGCAAACCCACCCAACGCCTGCGCCTCGCCCAAGCCCTGCTGACGCGCCGCCATATCGAGGTTCAAGCCCTGCAACGCCGCTTGCGTCCGCAGGTCGTTTTCCTGCTGCTGCTGTTCCGTGATGGCAGCGTTAAACGCCTCGCCGCCACGGACAAGACCCTGATTCGCCAACTGCGTTTCAAGTTGCGCCCGCTGACGCTGCAACTGAGGGTCAAGGCGCGACATAATCGCCTGCTGCGCCGTCATACCGGCGTTTACGGGCATCGCGGCAAGGTTGGAGGTGTCCAACTGCCCCTGCAGCCCCGGCGCATTCGGCCCGCCCTGCATCGCCGCAGGGGTGTCCGGTGCGCGGGCAACATCGCCCACGCCCGTCAGGTCGTACTGGCTGCGAAGCGACGGAGCGCCTACGCCGCCCTGCGCCGCGCCAAAGGCACCGCCACCCGGCCCGCCACCCGCAGCGCCCAAGCCGGAAGCGTCAAACCCTTGCAGATTCAACCCCTGCGGCCCCGCGCCCGCAAAGCCGTATTGCCCCGCCGTGGGGCCGAAGTTGACCGGCAGCGCGTTCACGCCCGCACGGGCCTGACCCATCGCGCCGAGATCGGGAGCCTCGCCAATGTCGCCATACCCGCCGAAGTTGAACTGCTGCGCCGGAAGCCCCTGCGGGGTGAAGTTTGAGCCGTAGATATCCGACACGCGCCCGATGGCCTGCTCACCGAGGCCGGACAGCGCCCGCTCTACCCGCTGCTGCGCCTCTAGGGTCGCCTGCGCTTCGGGAGTTAGATACTGCTCAATCATGGGCGTATCCAAGTCCACCATTTCGGTAAACATATCGCGGGTGGGCATCACATCGCCCATGTACTCGCCGCCGCCGTAGCCCTGATTAAACCGCTGCATCTGCCCCGGCCCCATGCCCGACTGGTCAAGGCGACCGCCGCCGAGAAGCATCGCGGTCGGAACCTGCGACCCCGTGGGCAGCGTGGTGAATCCCTGCGAAAACTCCCGGTCATCCATGCCCAACGCCTGCCGACGAGCAGCGGGCATTCCTTCGGCTTTCGCACCGCCATACAAGCCCATAGGCTCGCCGCCCATCTCCACGCGCTGACTGCCGCCACCGGGCTGCATCGCGCCACCGCCGATATCAACAGGGGCAGAGGAAGGCGGGGTGCCGGTAGCCTGCGGCTGACGCGACCGCCAATTCGCCATCGCAGCGTTGTACGCATTCTGATTGAACTGCGGACGCCCGAAGGTCACGCGCTGCCCGCCAAGCGGGGTGATGACGTTAGGATTTGACAGCCGCGCCGTGAGCCGCGCTGCTTCTAGGTTGGCGATGCCCTGCTGCTGCGCAGCACCCGCGTAATCAGGTGCCGGGGGCGGCTTCGGTGTCTTTTTGCCCATATCTCGCGTCCAAGTAACGACACGCATCGCGTGTCATCGTCAACATCACAAAATCTCCATCGGGACGCGCATCCTTGATGCGACCTTCCTCAATGAAGCCCATTTTCTTGACTACCCGCAACGCTTTGGCGTTTCCGCTCGATACAGGCGCGATGATTTTTCCAACGCCTGCAACATTGAACGGATAGTCAAAAATCGCTGCTAAATAGCGTGATGTGAGTCGGCCAGCGATGACGATGTGACAGACAATGCTCGCGCCGCAGTATTCTTCGTAGATTACGCCTGCGACAATTTGCCCGTCACGCTCTAACCCTATCGCTTCCGACCTTTCCGCGAAATAGCCTCTGCCTAAAACCTCTGCAACCCACGCACCAACTGGTGCGCCTGTGATTATACGCCCGCCCATCCGGTTTGGAAAACCACATCGGTCGCCGCCCACTCAATCTGCAAGCCGGACGATGCCGACTTCAACTGAAGTGCGCCGCAATACCCAATGCCGGTAATCCCCTGCCACGCATTAGTGATCTGAAGGTCTGAACCCCACAACATCGAATCCCACAGCCCAACGCCCCACGCGCCAAAGGCTGAACCCGAATAAGACAGCGCGGAACTGGTGTCCATCGTGTCAAAGTCGATGTTCATGCTCAACTGCACTTGCGGCTGTCCGTTGGTAAAGAGCGAGGGACGCGCGCGGGTAAAGTATTTCTTGACGCCGCGACTGCCAAAGTAGTTGAACGCCTGCAGGCAGTTTCCGGCGATGTTTGCCGACCCATCGGTATAGCCGTCATCCCACGCCTTGCCGACAAATCCGGCACCGCCAAAGTAGGGGTTTCCGTTAAAGATTTCCCAACAGAAGGCATGCCAGCCCTTGAACTTGCACCACGAGGTCGTAATGGTGTTCATCACATACTGCTCTTGTTGCCCCGTGGCAACCGGCACGTTTACCCATACGGCAGTATTCTTCGGGGAGTACACAATCTGCCACCCGAACGACGAGCCGTAATTGACCGTTGCAGCCGTGATAGCGCCCTGAATCTTGTTCGACAGCGCCACACGCGGGTCGAGGCGCGAGGACTGAAGCGACTGTGCAAGCGGCATCAGGCCGTCATAGGTCAAAAGCAGCAGGTCGCCCGCGTACTTCAGCAGGCAGCGGTTGCCAATCGGCGCACCGAGTTTCCAGATACCCGCAAGCGCCCACGTCGCCGCGCTCGACGGGTCGGTTCCACGGTAAACGATGACCTCGCCCTCGCTCGTCACGAATACGAGGTTGTCATCCACGCCATATCCGGCGTCAATCGTCCAAGTGTCAAGGTCAACCAACACGCCGCCGAGTTTGGCGATAGAGGACAAATCAAGGACAGCCGCCGCGCCGCCTGCGCTAGAGGTCGGCAAGTACCACGCCTTCAGCGTATTCTTTTCGATGAACCACACGCGATTCTTAAACAGCGTGACGTTAGAAAGGTTGGTCGTAGTGACGCCCGTGATCGCCGGGGACGATACGCCCGTAATTGCCGTCCAAGTCGTGCCGTTGTAGAGGCGCGGCGAGTCCGCCCCGTTGACGGCATACATGAAGTTGCCGCCCGATGTCGTGAAGTTCACATACTCCCATCGGGCATTGGACAGGCTTGACACCACCGCAGCGCCTACAGCGCCCTGCGTGGTCACATCGTAGATGGCATTGGGGGACGTAGCAGCGGCAAAAAGGCGGCTCGTCGTAGCGCCTGCGTAGTGCATCAGCGTTTCAACCTGACCGCCGAGGCCGGTCGCCCAAGACTCGTAACCGCCGCGCAGCACAACGCTCGACACGGTTGGGAAGAAGTTTTCCAGCGTCACGGCGTCGGTTTCATCCATGTTCGCAAGCGAATCACGGGCGTTCCACCCGCCCACAGGGGCAGGCAGGGACGCAACCGAGGCCGCGTTACGCTGAATGAGTTGCCGACGCGCCATCAGTCAATCCCGTACCCGCTGTCAGGGAGATTGTCGTAACCGATCAGCACCGTACCCGGTCGCGGGGCAAAGGACAGGTTCGCCGCGCTCGTATCCTGCGCGATGCAGGTTTCAAGTTCCT